AATAAAGGTCCCTGGTGCTCTTTGTAATAATTGTGCTTTTTGTGATAATTTTTCAAGAGACTGCAAATTGAATGACTATATAAATCATTATCCTACACATTCATGCCTCACAGATGAAATGTTTGTAGAGATTAAACAAAACAAAGAAAATATGGGAGAAAAGAAATTAAATCTTAAACCCTTTGACCTTGAAGCAGCCAAAGCTGGCAAGCCAGTATGTACTCGTGATGGTAGAAAGGTAAGGATTATTTCCTTTGATAGAAAATTTTTATTCAAGGGCGTAAGCTATCCAATCATTGCTTTGGTAGAAGATACTGCCAAAGAAGAAACCATATATGGTTATAATGAAAAAGGTAAGGCTTTAATTGAAAATGACACGCCATATAAAGATGGCTTAATGATGCTCCCCCAGAAGAAAGAGGGGTGGATTAATATATACACAAGTTATGATGGTATAGAAACAGGAATAAGTGTGTACGAAACAAAAGAAATTGCTAAAAAGGGTGTTGTCAATAGCGTATCTTACTTAGGTACAATTAAAATCGAGTGGGAGGAGTAAATATGAAGAAATTTTTATTGATTTTATTAGTATCGCTTATACTAACAAGCTGCTATACAAATGGAGACTGTACAACTGCTGTAAAGGAAGCATACCCCGATAATGAGATATACCGGGTAGATGTAAATAGATTCATACTTATTGATTCCATAGGAATATGGTATGTGAATGCAAATATGGGTATAAAAGAACCATATACAGAAAAACAATTAGTTAAACTTTGGAATAATCATGAACATTGAAACATTGAAAGAGGAATACAGCCGCAAGATGGAGAAGGCTCTGAGAAGGGGCGACTTCGCTCTGTTTGACAACTTACGAAGGCAATACGACCGGCTACTACAAACCCGTGAGCAAGTCACGGCAAAAACAATCACCGACACCATGAGCAAAGAGGACAAAGATAAATGTAATCGCCTCCTGAGAAAAATCCCAGTGTTGGCGGACATTGCAGAATCCTCCGCCGTCGATTTACTTTCGCTACTGAAAAAATATGACGGCACTGTTACCCTCCCTATGCTGGAAGAACTGCGGTCGTTCAACCACATCGCCCGTGACCTGCGATCCATCATAGACCGTGTAGGCGACGAATCTTTTGCCATTTCCTTTGGAGATACATGTGACAGGGTGAACGAAAAAATCGAAAGCATATTTGATGAAAATTAGGAGTAAAATATGAGTTATAAAAAATTATTTGAAACATGATTGAGAGTATATACAAGTCATATCCTTTCTGCGAAAATTGGGAGAAGAAACATTGCAAGAGTGTCATTGAGGAAGCCTATCAGTGGGGTGAACAACTCAAAAAGAAAAATATTAAGCAAAAAATTAATACAAGAATAAACATGATGAGATTTTATAATGGGACGAAGCAGGATATAAATGGGAACTTAAAAGTTACCAAAAGTTAAACTCCTGATTATGAGCAAAATAAGGCTGTAAATATTTGGTTAACTCGCTGATAATGAGTATCTTTACAATACTAAAACAAACCAATATTACTAATAATTAAAAGACAAGAACGATGAAATACCAAGTATCAAAGAAAGGTTCAAGTGTAACATTTAAGTTTGCAACATACGAAGAAGCAGTTGATTTTTGCAACACAATGATTTTTTTGGAAAATGCAAGAGGAGCAGAATATCCAGAACTTACAATAAGTGAAATAAAATAAGATATATTACATAAGAGCAATGAACACATTTGATTTTTATCAGGACCGCAAAGTAACATGTTGGGAGCGTACTCAGTTTTCTATCGAAGCAGAAAGTTATAAAGAAGCGTTAGAAATAATAAAATCATGGGGAGGTGAAGATGTACTTTGTTTTGAAGATGACAAGCAGATAATGGTTACAGACGGAGAAACTTTATATGAAACATCAGAGGCTATTTCTCCTATTGATAACGGAGGTAGACCAACTATAGAAGTATTTGATAGTACAGGTAGCAAAATTACTGATAATGTCATGAAAACACGATTATGAAAGTATATAACTCAAATGGTATATTGGTAGCAGAAGGCTACTTGGTGTCCAATCCTAATTTTGTCCCCAAAGGTGAATACAAAGAAACAGAATTGGACAGATACAAGCGTAGTGTTGATTTTCGGATAACGAACTGTGGTAACAGGTATGAAATCATCTTCAATAAGCCTGTTGTTCTCAAAGAGACACGCTCTATCAAGCGCATAAGCAGCATTACGCATACCTTGTTACAGAAAAAGCCTTAGAAAGCCTGAAAAAGCAATATACTCACGCTTGCGATTTCTAATCTTATTATCATAAAAAGTTTATTTACAAATTAAATTATCATACAATGGACAAACAAATAGCATCTGTTTATGAAACATACGACTACGATAAGTTTCATATCATGGAAAAAGGGAATAGGGAAATTGACCATTACAAGAAGATTGCAACTCAAATGAATGAGCAATTCCTATTTACAGTTATTATTGTGAATGAAAAATTTGAAATAATAGATGGGCAAAACCGTTTTCTTGCATCAAAGGAACTACATAAACCTATAAGATACATCATAGTAGAAGGATACGGCGTTGAGCAGGTGCGTATGTATAATATGGAAGCTCGGAATTGGCAAAAAAAAGACTTTGTTAAATCCTATGCAGATGAAGGTAAAAAAGAGTATGTGAAGATAATGGAGTTTCAAAAAAGGTATCCAGATTTCCCAATCTCTATATGCGAATTTTTCTTGCGAATGTCTTTGACTTGTGATTATGATAAAAAGAGACACCTAAACCATAGTGCCATACGAAGAGGTCTTTTTGTTATAAAAGATTTTGAAACCTCATGCAAACTAGCAGATATGGTAATGGCTTATAAACCCTTTTGTGAAAACCAGAGTTCACCAATATACAGGAGAAGGGAGTTTGTAGCAGCTATTATAAAGCTATATCGATGTGAAGACTTTGACAATGAGCTCGTATTAAAGAAAATAAAACTCAATCCCCGTGCTTTCACTCCATGTGTAAATTCCGATGATTATATCAGAATGATCGAAGATATAGTGAATTTCAGAAGTAGGAATAAGGTGAGATTTAATGTATATTCAAAATAGCAATAAAGGCAGTAAATATCGCTGATTCTCTCACAGTAGAGTTTAAGAAATATATTTCATTTCTTAAATCTTGCTACCTGAAAGGAGTGTCAGCGATATTACTGTATCTGTATCAAATTTGCCGCTCAACGGAGAATGCTGGAAAACACTAAAACAGGCGAATATAGTAAATTAAACAAATTTAGTCTTAAAAGTATATGAAATTCATACACTTTTGCTATTTTTGAAAAAAAATCGTATGAAGTAATACGAAACATGCCTATGGACGAAATAACCGCTATATTAAACAGTGCCCGACCCGTTGATAATATTATCAATGACTTAAAAAGAAAATCCGTTTGTGTTCCTTCATGGGAATTTCTTATTAAAGCGTATGAACCATCATTCCATGAAATAGCCAAAGATACTATAACACGAAAAGATAAAATACGCAAAGACGGGACAAAAGAAGAAGCATCACGCATTTACATTGGCCTTGAAAAGCTGCTTACAAAGCGTATGACTGAGTTCATGTTTGCCATTCCTGTAAAACGTATCTACCACAACACAGAAGGATTTGAAGTCCGCCAACAGATAGCAAAGGCTATAGAGGCAATTTACAAGTATGCACGAATCGATACAGAAAATATTAAACGTGCAAATGCGTATTTCGCCTCATGCGAAATTTTCACAATTTGGTACGTAGTAGAAAAGACCAATACATTATATGGTTTTAATAGTAAGTATAAGCTAAAATGCAAGACATACTCGCCAATGGAGGGAGTAAAACTATATCCATTGATCGACGAGCTTGACGATATGCTTGCAATGTCCTTTGAATACACCAAAAGGGTAAAGGACGAAGTAATTACTTATTTTGAGACATACACATCGGACAAACATTATAAATGGAAACAAAATGGTAAAGGTTGGGAACCTGTCGGTACTGTTGAACAAATACGATTAATGAAAATACCCGGTGCATACGCATTTAGACCTGTACCTATATACCATGGATTAACTCGTATTCGCAAAGAATTGGAATATACACTTTCTCGTAACTCCGACGTGATTGCCTATAATTCAGCACCAATTTTGAAAATAGCCGGTGGTATAAAAGGTGGAGAAGATAAAGGAGAAAGCCGTAGAGTTTACCGTGTGGAATATAATGGAGACGTATCGTACGTATCATGGTCGCAATCTATCGAAGCATTGAAGTATCACGTGGAAACCCTGCTTAAACTCTATTGGATGCAATCGCAGATGCCTGACGTTTCTTTTGACAACATGAAGTCTTTGGGTAACATAGGTTACGATGCCAGACAAATGCTTTTGACTGACGCACACTTAAAGGTTGGAGACGAAAGCGGCTCATGGATTGAGCTTTTCGAACGTGAGGCAAGTGTCATCAAAGAATTTTTAAAGCACATGAACACATCATGGGCAAGCGAAATTGATAATATAGAGATTGAACATATCATTACCCCCTTCATACAACAAGATGAAGATGCCACAGCAGATCGCTTATTGAAACTTAATGGCGGAAAACCAGTCATGTCTCAGCTTGAATCTATCCAACAGGCAGGTTATAGCAATGACGCGCAGGCTACATTGGAACAGATACGGCAAGAGGAGACTATCACTTCACAAAGCAGGGTCGACAATATATTCGGAGAGTCAGCAATTTAAATACTGAAACATTATGAGAAAAAGAATATCAATGTGGCTAATTAAGTTATCTTATAAAATCAATCCACAAGAAAGATTGAGCAATATTGAAAGTGTTGATAACTACGAAGCAAGGAAACTTGGCGTCTGCCTTGTCCTGACTAAAAAAGAAATCAAGGATTACCGAAAGAAGAATAAAGTTGACGAAGGGTGGTCCAACCGTAAGGCTGTTGAAATGCTTGTCTGTGAAACCAAGAATGAGATACGCAAGTCAATCATCAACTCCATCAATCAAAAAGATTTGATTGAATATACAGTCTGCAAGGTTGGGGACGAGATCCATGTGAGAGGTGAAATCAAAGTGTACATCAAGAAAGAACAGTAAAATGAAAGTTCCAGTTGATAATATGACTTTCGCTGAAAGTGAATACCACCGTGGAGATAAAATTTGGACAGCCCAAACACTCTATGACTTTGCAAAAGTAAAAGAATACCCTATACTTGATATGCCCTTATGGAATATTGACTTGACAGCAGAGCCGTTTGAGTGTAATCAACTTCATAGTTTTATATTTCAGTGCAAACGGGTGAATCAATGTTCTCTTGAATATCCTATTATTCTTGATGATGTAGGACAAATCGCCGATGGATACCACCGCTTATGTAAAGCAATACTAGAGGGTAAAGAAACAATTAAAGCTATTCGTTTATTGGAAATGCCAGCACCTGACAGGGTTGAAAATAAATAATACGCAATGGCAAAGCCGAAAACTCCAAATCAGAAACGCAAGTACGGCGAGCTGAATAAACGGCTCGCCAAATACGTCATGCTTGTGGAATCCATATACGAGGATTTGAATTTAGAGGCGGCTAAAATAGTCGGAATTACCGATTTTACCATTGATAGTGATAGGCCGTTTATGTGGTCGGATTATCCCCAAACAAGAAAACGGATAAGAGACTTACAAGAAAGGTTCGTTGAGGACATCGGAGCTGTAATATATAGTGGCACTTCTGAAGAATGGAAAAACAGCAACGAAGTTCAAGATCTTCTTGCCAACAAAGTATTGCAAACTTATGGCGCAACCATAGGAAAGGAGAAATACGAAATCCTATACCAGCCCAATAATGATGCATTGAAAGCGTTTCAGCAACGTAAGGATAAAGGATTTACCATATCAGATAAGTTGTGGAATCAATCGACTCTGTATAAACAGGAACTTGAAGAAGCCATATCATGTGCCATTCAGAAAGGTACGAGTGCAATTACATTAAGTAAGCAAATCTCCAAATATCTGCTCGATTTTCCGCAACTACAAAAAGATTACAAGGAAAGGTTCGGAAAAGCATCACGGGCAATGGATTGTGAGTATCGTTCTATCCGTTTGGCTGCTTCCGAAATCAATATGGCATACCGCCAAGCTGAAAACCTTCGTTGGCAGCAGATGGACTTCGTGGTGGGGTATGAAATCAAATTAAGCAACAACCATACTTGCAACGGAAAGCCTTTCCAAGACATTTGCGATATACTAGCTGGGAAGTACCCGAAAGACTTCCAATGGACCGGTTGGCATCCCCTTTGTTATTCAGATGATAGCGAAGTTCTGACGAATAGAGGTTGGAAGTTATTCAAAGACGTTTTAGATGATGATTTGATATTATCGTTAAATCCAAATACACGTAATATAGAATGGGTTGAATTTATCGATAGACAATGTTTCTCATATTATGGAGAAATGATACATTTCTACAATCGCTCTCTTGATTGTCTCGTAACCCCAGAACACAATATGGTGTATTTGAATAAGAATGACGGAAAAATTAAGAATTGCCAAGCGAAAGAATACACGAAAGGTAAAGGCAGATTTTATAGAGGTTGCGAGTATGAATCAGGCGATGTCGAATTTTACCAAATTGATGATTTGATAATCCAATTTGATTTGTTCTGCGAATTTATGGGGTATTGGCTTTCTGACGGTAGTACAATGAGCAATTCGGGCGTCGTAATATCCCAGCAAGAGGGAGAAACGGCAAGAGATAAAATAGTTGATTGTATCAAGCGTATGGGATTTGAACCACATCTTGAAAAACAAAAGGTCGTATTTTATAACACTACCATACGCAACTATTTGAAGATTTTTGGACGGTGTATAAACAAATTTATCCCGTATGTTATAAAGAATGCTTCAAAGAGGCAGATAAGGATTTTTCTTGATGCCTTTGTCCTTTGCGACGGTTATAAGCGTCCTTGCAGATCATTCATAGGGAATCACGGTAATGAATTCAAGTCAGATAAAGATGAAATCATATACTTCACCACATCTGAACGCATGGCAGGAGACTTATCCGAACTAATACTGAAATCAGGACATAGGCCTTCTTTTTCTATAAATAAAGCAGGAGTATCACACAAAGCGAATGGTCCAATTATAAAGTCAAACTATGATTGTTACTCTATACGTGAATGCTATTCTGTCACGTCTTCGGTATTTAATAAAGAGATACAGCATTATGATGGTCTTGTCTATGATTTGACACTGGAACGCAACCATATCATGTATATCCGCAGGAACGGAAAATGCTTTTGGGGTAGCAATTGTCGCTGTTACAAGATACCCATTCTAAAAACCGAAGAAGAATTTTGGGAATGGGACGGTCGGAATGAAGCCACGACAGCAAGCGTGAACGAAGTTAAAGACGTACCGGACGCTTTCAAAAAGTGGATAAACGAAAATATACAGCGAGCAAAGAGTTGGGACAGCGCACCTTATTTTATTCGTGATAATGATAAATATATTCGTGAGGACTTTAAGGTAAATGTTTATAACAAGACAGAGAAAACCTTTGTTCGAAAGCGCAGGACAAATCTTGCTATGAGCCGTGTAGAGTATTACAACAAGATCTATCCGCATATTCCCGAAGTGCAGCAGGCTGCGGTCAATGCCTATACCCAAGCCATCTCCTCTGGCAACAAGTGGGCTACCAGTCGTGAAATTAACCGCCGTTTACGCAATGGAACGGAAGATGAATATGTGGACGTGGCAAGCCGTCTGATAAGTCAAGCCTTATCAAGGCTCCCCAAATATGAAGGTGTTGTTTATCGTGGAGAGACCATGAGCATAAAGAAACTTCAAGAACGGTTCCTTGACCATATCGGCGATGTAGTGTCCGATAAGGGTTTCATTTCGTCCAGCCTTTACATGGATACACCTATGAAGTTCATATCACATGCCGGAATACCCAAGAGTCACAAGCATGTAATCTTTGAGATACAAAGCAAAAACGGACGCAATATCAGCAAAATATCAGAATTTAATGGTATATTTACACTTGAAAATCAACATGAAATTCTGTTTGACAAAGGAACTAAGTTCTTGGTTAAGAAACGTAGGATAGAAGGAGATGGCACTTATAGAATAATACTTGTAGAGCAATGAAGAAGAAATATAAAATAATCGGCGAAACGGAAAAAACCGTTACTTTTATCTATGGCGGTACAGAATGCTGCTATGCCAAATCCTGTTATTCTTCTATCGAGGAAGTAATTAAAGAGATTGATGAGGAAAGGAAACAAGAAAAAGAAGTAATCAAGCATATCGAAGCCCAGCGTGCTACTATGACACCCGAAGAACGCATCGGCTGGGACGAGGCCGACCGTGCCGTGTTTGAGCGTTGGCAAGATGAAGCCAATACTAATATGTACCTTGACGGCATTATCGATGAAGATGAAGACCCAGATTTCAATCCATTCAGGAAAGACGATAAATAGTGGCAACCATGAAGCAAATCAAACTATCAAAACAGGAGAAGCAAGTGTTGCGTTTAATCAGCAGCGGGATTGTCTGCCCAAACACTTATCCGCACCATATATTCATTTCGTGCGTAGACTCGTTGGAAAGATTAGGTCTTGTCAAAGGTCTATGGAACGAGGGGCATGAACTTGAAGATGTCCGCATAACGAAATATGGAAAAATTTATCTTGCCACCAATCCTAACTTGCGCAATCCCATAGACTGGAAATGGATTATAACTACCGTCATCGCAGTAGCAAGTGCCATATTCGGCGCTATGGCCTTGTTTGTGGCTTGCTCGATAAAATACGGATAATTCCTTTGATTTAAAGAATTGATGTTTGTACAACTCTAATTTGGCATTTGTTTACACACGTCTATTTTGAGGCATATAAAAAGCGGTGAGATTAATTTTTCATCGCTTTCTTTTCACCTTTTCTGTTACAACTTTTGGGGGCACTTCATTATTTGCATATATTGTAATTGTGCATTAAACGGAATTTCGCCTTAGGATTCACTGCCTTAGGAAATCGTATAATAGCCCTCAAAGGTTAATAATATTGAATTATGTATGAAATTCATACACTTTCAAGATTCCATGCTCTAATTTTGTGCCCAATAATTAGCATTACCTCGTAAAATTCAATACTTTTGTAATGGTTACAGATGGTAATTGCATTTACCTCGCAGAGCAAGCGGTTAATTTGCTCAATAGAAGTTGGGCTTTTTTTATGCCTATACTTTTACATATTGGCGGTTGCCTATACGTAGATATTGTGTATGCTCTTCGAGGGTATTTCACCATCTGTAACCAGCGTATATGGCAGCCGCTTTTCGTTTGCCACAAACATATCTTTAAATGGTTACAGATATGAATGAATTAAAGCTATTCCAATCATCTGAATTCGGAAAAATCCGTGCCCTTGAAGTCAACAATCAACCCTATTTCGTTGGCAGAGATGTCGCAATTGCATTAGGATATTCAAATCCTGTTTCTGCAATCTCACAACATGTTGATAATGAGGATAGCGCAAAACACGCTATCCCTGACAATCAAGGATTTAAACAAAGTACAACAATTATCAATGAAAGTGGAGTATATTCTCTTGTATTTGGTAGCAAATTACCCACTGCAAAAGCATTCAAACGTTGGGTGACTTCCGAAGTTTTACCTGCTATCCGCACCACAGGCGGCTACATCTCCACCAAGCAAGAAGACACACCAGAAGAAATCATGGCACGTGCGCTAACCATTGCACAAGCCACTCTTGCCAAAAGAGAAGAACGATTAAAACAGCTCGAAGCTGAAAATGCCCAGAAACAAATTATCATCGAGAGAAAAGACGAGGAAATATCCATAAAGGACGATACTATAAAGGTCCTCGCCCCCAAAGGTAAATGTTACGATGAAATCATGTCGAGTGAAGGACTTGTGACGACAAACATGATAGCGGCATTCTTAGGTGTATCGGCTATAAAACTGAACAAACTACTCTGTGAATGGGGAGTTCAATACAGACAATCTTCTGTTTACTTCCTCACGGCCAAATACCGCAGTAAAGGATTTACCAAACATGTCCCCTACCCTTATATGGATAACGGAGTACAGAAATCAAGAGAACATATGTATTGGACCGAATCAGGCAGAAAGTTTGTCATTGAATTGTTCAATACCAAACTCTCGGCATAATATCAGCTATAACCATAAAGTTATATAAATCCAAAGGGGCGGTTTATCCGCTCCGGGGTTACCCTACCCTAATAGGGTGCTTTTATATGTTTGTTAAATTATAGACGGGGCAGCCGCTTGTGAAAGTAAGCTATCCCACCGGTAGCGGACGTGTCCGGGAGGATTCCCGCTATTCCGAACATCGTTAAACAATAAACTTTTTTTATATGGAAACAACCGAATTAAAACAAGATGAGCAGACAGTAGAAGTAATCGAACATCGTAGCGTCGATACCATGCGTAACGCAGTCATCAGTGGACAGACAAGGGAGTTATTAATCATGTTGGCAGGATTGCGAGATATAGAGAACTCTTTTTGCAACTGGAAGAACAAGTACGGAATTGTATCAGATAATGATACAGATCACTTTATACAACTAACAACCCAATGCGGAACCTTGATACAGGAAAGTATCATTAAGTCTATAAATGACAATTTAGGCCGATTGGATTTTAAGGCGATATGAAACGAAATATTTTGAACATTAACATAAGAGATACCGATGTTTATAATATATCGGATCCCAATTTCCTGAACATCTCCCCTCCGAGCTTTCATGCCGGGTGGAGTAAGACGAACGACAAGCCGAGAGAGAAATTTTTCTAAAATAGAATAAAAACAGATACGATTGTTTGCTAATTTGGAAACAAATTATTATCTTTGTAAATATAACAAGAAACGATATGGACGGGCATACGATAACCATAATACTAAGCGATGAGGCGAACAGTTTTGTAAGGCAGCAGCCATTCAAGGCACAGCAGAAGATAGCGTATAATATTCGTAGAGTGCAGAGTGGTCTAATAGAAAAGGACGTTTTCAAGAAATTGGAAAACTCTGATATATGGGAGTTACGGACGCTTTTCAACGGAATTTGTTACCGTCTGTTTGCTTTCTGGGACACCAAGAAAGGGGCTTTGGTAGTGGTTACTCACGGGATAGTGAAAAAGACGCAGAAAACCCCTAAAAAGGAGATAGAAAAGGCAGAGAGAATAAGGAAAGAATATTTTAATGATAAAAAGTAACAGATATGGCAAAGATGAATTTCACACCAGCAGACAAATTGATAGATGATGTATGGGGAAAGGTGGGCACTCCCGAAAGGGACGCTATGGAAGCTCAACTCAAAGATGATTTGCAGTCTTATTACATTGGAGAGGCTATCAAGGCAGAAAGGCTCAAACAGAACCTCACACAGGAGGAATTAGGCAAAAAAGTAGGCGTGAAACGCTCTCAAATTTGTAAGTTGGAGAGCGGTAAAAGTTCTATAACCCTTTCCACGATGAGTAGAGTATTCCAAGCTTTGGGAATTACAACGGCCACCCTTGATTTGGGAATAGGCGGAAAGGTTGCTTTGTGGTAAGCATATAAAGCAGGACCCATAATGAGGAGGACGCAAAACGCCCTCCTTTTTTGTCTCCTTATACTTTAAATTTAGGTCGTGATTAGGTAATAAATAAACTTAAACGAGTTACAAATGAAATCATTGCTTCATTCATAATCTTTAATTCAAATCCAGACAATACTATCCTACAATTGAGAGATACCGGCTTAAAGATTCTATTTCAGCCCGTATAACGACCTTTTGGAACTCTGCCGGATTGTTCTCCGTATGAGAGGCTTCCAGTGCCTTGTAATAGCTTATTTTGTCCTCGTTGCTGCCTTTGAGATTTACCAGCGTATAACCGTTGCGGAGTAAGTATAGATTCATCAGAAGCCGAGATGTGCGCCCGTTCCCGTCTATAAACGGGTGTATTCGTACCAACTCATCATGAAGATAAGCCGCAATGAGCACCGGGTGAATGCCCTGCTCCTCCATTCCGGAAAACCTTGTCATAAAAGCCTCCATTTGTGGTTGTATCAAATACGGCTGTGGAGGGACATGTGTACTTCCCGAAATCATAACAGGCACGCCCCGATAACGTCCGGCATTCTCTCTGTCTATGCCATGTAGCACAATAGCGTGTATTTCCTTGATTGTGCGCTCCGATATTTCCATACCTCCCTTTGCAAAGTCCTTTATGTAGTCTATCGCTTCAACGTGGTTAATCGCTTCAAGGTGTTCCCGCATTGACTTTCCGGCGATAGTAACCCCCTCGTTCACTACTAACTCCGTTTCTTGCAGTGTGAGCGTATTTCCCTCGATCCGGTTGCTTTCATAGGTGTATTCAATGGCAAACGCATTCTCTATCTTTTGCAGGGCATCCGGTGGTAATGGGCGCAGCCCCAACAAACGGGCTTTCAACGTGTCGCATTGAAGTAATAGCTTTGTTATTTCCTCGTTCATGGCTTAATCTTTTGACTCAATTACCTTTAACTTCGCTCCACATTTAGGACACGTCAATACAGTAGTATCGCTATTGGGGCGTACTTCTTCTGGTGATATAAACAATTCCCATATATCAACTCCTAAATTAGAAGCAATTGAAGTAAGAACTTTAATCGAAGGATTCCCTGATATATGTTGGTTCAATGCACTTTGGCTAATTCCCATTCTTTCGGCTAACTCTTTTGTAGTTATACCTTTTTGCTCAATAATATCTCTTATTCTCATACCCTAAAAGTTATTTCTGTTACAAAAGTCGTTTTTTTATTAGTATATACAAGCTATATCTTGTATAAATAAAGTTAAATACAAGATAAATCTTGTTCAAACTATTGTATATACAAGCTATATCTTGTATCTTTATATCATAAAACTAAAACAAAGATATGAAAACGAAAATCAACAAATCGCAACTCTTCAAAATGGCATGGTCAATGTATAAACGCTCTATCTCGGTTCTCGGCCGTGAGTTCTGCCAGTCATTCAGTGCTTGTTTGAGGAACGCATGGTTTAAGATGAAAGCGGAAGCCCGCAAAGCCGAAAAAGAAGCCCGCCGGTTAATGAGAAAGTCGGAATCCGAACAAAAGCCCGAATCGGTTGTATTCGACGCAACAATGGAAAGAGGTATAATAGAGTATTACAGAAACCAAAGCGGGCGTTATTGTGGAGATTAATACACCAAATACACGTGCTCTTCCAAAACAACAAGAGCGGTGGCCCGGCTATATCACTGTGGAAACAAAAGCCGGGTCACTTTAATAAAAACCAATAGATTAAACCTATTGTCCGTGATACTCCATTTCATTCATATTTCATTTCAAGTTACCAAAAGTTAAACTATTGATTATGAGCAAAATAAGGCTGTAAATATTTGGTTAACTCGCTGATAATGAGTATCTTTACAATACTAAAACAAACAACATTACTAACAATTAAAAGACAAAGAGCAATGAAAGCGACAATCGAATTAACAAAAAGGACAGATTTAGAAGAAGTCATTAATAGCAATGATATTGATGCAATAAAGTCTTTGATAGAACGCAAAGAGATTTCGTTAAAAGAGGCAGAAGAAAATGCAGCATTCTATGAAAGTATCTGTAATGAGGACTTTGCAAGCAATGAAAGGCAGAGAGCTAATAGGCTTATTCGAGATATAGAAAAATTAAAGTTAGCAATTTAATACATAAGAGCAATGAACACATATTACAAGTTTGCGCCAAACGTATTTTTGGCAAAGTGCGAAGAAAAGCACGAAAGAGGTGAGGAAATTCTAGTTACAACCAAGTATGGAAAAGAGAATGAAAGTATCGTTTTTAATCTGATATTTGAGCGTGACGGATTCTATTATTACTCCATCGTAAGGGCTGACGGATTCAACGTACAAGAATGGGCAAAACGTAGAGCCGAACGTAGACGTGAATGGTCTGTATCAGCAAATAAAAAAAGTCATGAATATTTCGAAAAGTCAAATAAGGACAGAGATTTTTTTTCACTTGGAGAACCTATTAAAATAGGACATCATAGCGAAAGACGACACAGAAAAGCAATGGCGGATGCTTGGAGAAACATGGGTAAAAGCGTTGAATTTAGCGACAAAGCAACAGAACATGAAAGAGAAGCCGAATACTGGGACAAGCGTGCTACAACCATCAACCTATCTATGCCGGAAAGTATTGACTTTTATGCGCACAAGCTGGAAGAAGCCAAAGAATATCATGAAGGTGTAAAGTCAGGCAAATATCCACGTGAACACTCCTACACTCTTACTTATGCCAAAAAAGCAGTAAATGAAGCTCAAAAGAATTATGATCTTGCAGTAAAATTATGGGGGTAATAAGTGACGAATAATCATTGTTAAATCTAACGGATAAAAATCGTATGCTATCATTGATATTTTACAATCGAAAACTTTCCGCTCATATCTTGACAAGGACGATTTAAGGAATGAGTTAGAAGATATGATTAAACGATTCATTAAACGGACAGAAAAGAAAATCAACGAAAATCTATAAATCATCAGTTATGACACAAAAAGAAGCATTAAAACAATTAGAAAAGTACTGTCATGCTAATCGAATGCATCTAACCGCCTCGTCATTCTCTTATGGGTATTATGCGTTCGTAATACACGACGAATCATTTACCGGGGATAGAGTAATAGAAGGGAGCATTCCATGTCACAGGATAAGCGGGTATCTGAAACCCACAGAATTGTTGATATGGATTGATGGGTATCATGCAGGATTGAAAAATTCAAAACTAAATAAAGGGAATATAGAATGAAATACAAATTCAGAATAATCGAAACCTACTCGAAGGTAGTGGAGGTAGAAGCAGAAAACATGGATTCCGCTCATGAGAAAGTAGAAGAAATGATAAACACAGAAGAAATCGCCCTTACTGACGATGATTTTGAAGACATCGAAATTTACCCTTATGGAAACCAAAACAAGTAAAGCTATATCCCTACTCCACTCCGGCTATTTGAAAGAAGCATTAGCTATATTCTCTACTTTTCGAGTTGGTTTCTCCAAAGAAGAACGTAGAACATTGAAGATAGCACATGAATGTCTTTCAGGCAATGCCGGGTTTTATCGACAACTCGGAATTGATACCAGCGCAGAGGTGGAGAAAAGCAAGTCAATTTTGATTGCTAAATACCTGTAAATCAAAAAAGTTAAACAAAGTTTAAGCGCATGAAATAAAAGATATAACTCATTGGTATTCAATATATTATTTATATCTTTACATATCAAAAATAACCACTTAAACAATAAGAGCAATGAATAGAGTACAACAAATGACAGCAGAATTGAATCAGATACTACACTCTGACACCTACCAGTTCGAAATCGATACCGAAGATTATGTTTTCGGATTCAAGAAAACCATAAGAAAGCGTACTAAAAATTTAGCAAAAGCTATTCAATTACAAGTTAAGCTAGCTAATGACTGCGGGCGTTTCCTATCCGATACGGTTAGAATAGTAGCCGTAAGAATATATAAGAACGGTGAGTTAAGAAAAGAACTCCGTGCAGAAGAAATAACATCAACGTATAACGGATAAAATACAGAGCAATGGAAATATCAAAGAAATTAACAAGCAAGGAGAGTTTTGCTATTCTACACGAAATAGAAAGTCGCAAATATCCCGGCGGTATAAAATTCTCAGATTGGCAAGAGCAAAAGGGAAAAGCGAAGTTGGACGCAATCAAAAATCTCGTACCCGAAGTTGGACTTGGCTGTACGGTCTGCTATTACTCGGATAAACGAGCGGCAACAGTTACTAAAATTATTTCTCCATGCAAGATTGAGGTTACTTTCAATCAAACCAAATGTATAGACTATTATGCCAGCGAATATGAAGTCCTACCAGAATTGGAAGGAGCACCAAAAGTGTTCACCAAAAGAAGGAATGGATATTGGGTAGCAGAAGGGCAGCCTTACAAAGATGGAGTTCTGCTTATGTTGCATTATCAAAATCACTATATAGATCCGACATTTTAAAATTAAGAGCAATGAGAACAGCAACATTGAAAGAGCCATATAAAGGCTATAGAAACATAATTCTAATCGAATATTGGCCGAACATACATAAATGGGAAGTCGAGATTTGTGGAAGTGGTAAACATATTTTTGTATATGAAGAAGAATTTGAGGAGGATTAAGCCATGACATACGAAGATTTGAAAGAAGAAGATGTTAATAAGATGCGGAATCTTAATCGCAAGAATCACTACTGTCTATCTTGCAAAGAATTGGAATCACTTGCCAAGAAACATCAAAACCATCGCAAAATTGGTGATGAATATACCTGTTTACTTATAGAATATCGATTAACTGATATAAATTTCCATACCGAAGCGTCATTGTTACACGCTGGAGAATATGAAAAAGTCATAGAAATAATAAAAACGTGGTAGTTTAGACAATTTTAGCACTAAAAGTGCATGAATTTCATATACTTTTTATATATTTACACCGTAAAAAGAACAAAAAAATGAAGATTTTTACATCGTATTTCGGTAATATCCGAAAACTGAAAGAGGCGGAAGTTAATATGATTTGCGTAGCAATCGGAAAACCCAGATTTATAGCTGGTATTCCACAAATGCTGAATGTTTGCCCGACTCGTTATATGGTAAGTGGACCTTGTTCCCACGATGAATACCTAAAACTTTACGACAGAATATTGGCAAGCCAAGATGCGAACCAAGTCGTGAAACAAATTGAAATGTTAAGCGGAGGAAAAGACGTTGCTCTTTGTTGCTACGAAAAACCGGGTGATTTCTGCCATCGCCATATTTTGGCAAAATGGATCACAGAAAATACTGGTATTGAAATCACAGAATTTGGAGTTGTTGAGAAGAAAGAGCCCAATTATGAACAAGCGAGTTTGTTTTGAAAATAATGCCAACCATCAATAGCGTTTGATGGGATGCTGTCAGATTTGCCAAGCAAGCGGTGGTTTGACAGCATTGGTTTGGTTGAATGGCGAAGTGATTAACGCAACGGTCTGCAAAACCGTTATTCGTGGGTTTGAATCCCACTTCAACCTCAGAGATAAGAAATAACGACCAAAGTACAAGGAAGGGCAGTGAAAATTCTGATAAACGGTTTGCAGGCTGCCCATATTGCGGAAATAGCTCATCGGCAGAGCGTTGGCATTCCAGCCAAAGAGTGGGGTTCGATTCCCTGTTTCCGCTCAACCCTTATAGTAGCGATAAGCAAAAGCAAGAACATTAAAGCTTGTGCAGTTTACGGGGTGATAGTAATTGCTATCTGACACGACTGAAAGAAGCCGAAGAATTGCATAAGTGTTCTTGCAAGTAGCTTGAAAAATGATGGATTTGTGTTTAGTCTTGTCGGGAATACGCTTGGCAGACTTAGCACAAAATGTATATGAAGTTATATACAACTTAAATATATGGACGAAAAAACGATAACAAATCCTTTAAATCAAGGACAAGAGAACTCTAATGATCCTATCAAAATTACAGTGTTAGGGTGTGGTAATGTAGGTGTAGCCATAGCAGCAGATTTATCTATTGGCGGACACGACGTTTCTTTGATTAAAACCTCCCACTCGAAAGAATCAGTTTTTTACAAAATCCGTCAGAACAATAACCGTGTATTGCTGAAAGAGAACTGTAGTTATAGAACTGCTGTAATCAATGAAGTATCTCATGACATTAGCAAAGTAACAAAAGCTGATGTCGTCATTGTGACAATTCAAAGTACCTATCACGAAAATCTTATCGAGAGAATAAGCAAGTTTCTCAACGGGAGCCAGATTGTAATTTGCATTTGCAGTTATATGTCATCTTTCTACTTCAAAAAGCACTGTTCTTCAATGCCAGTCATAGTGGAAACTGCTGGCCCATATCTTGAAGGACGAATAGAAGAAGATGATGTCCCCGGAGAAGTCGTATTCCGGGTTGGGTGCAGGCTTACAAGAAGCCCATTGTCTATCTTCCAAAAAGAAATAGCAGGGGAGTGTATGGATAGAATCCGTCAACTATATAAAGGTTTCAGCAACGAATACTCAGTATTGGAATCCGCATTACTCAACCCTAATATGGTTTTGCATACCGTTGGATCCATAATGAGCATTCCAAGAATAGAATACAGCAAGGGAAACTTCTGTATGTATAGGGAAGCATACGCCCGTGGTAATGATGCGACCTTTAAGGTTATGCTGGATTTGGATAAAGAGAAACGCAAGGTTTTAGAACGATTAGGTTGTAATCCTATCGATATTTTTGTCGCAGGAGGTTTTCTCGGTGACCCTATAAAGAGTTTTTACGAATACTCTGAATCCAAAGATAGGGCGATAAGTCCTACTTCAGTGCGTTCAAGATACATCACGGAAGATGTTTCACAAGGTCTTATCCTGTTGGAAAGCATTGCCAAAAGAATAGGCGTAGACGTTCCCATTACAACATCTCTCATCAATATTTCAAGTGTAGCTTTAGGAGAAGATTTTAGAGAAAACGGAAGAACTATCCAGAGATTAGGTTGCGAAAAGTATATAGAAGAACTTTGCGAAACAAGATATGGATATTAGCACAGACATAAAAACACGTACATTTGGTGTCGAGATTGAGATGTGTAATCTTGACCGTAGTAAAGTGTCATTGCCAACAGGATATTCATGGAGTAAGGATGAGGATATTGTTAACACAGACGGGACGTGTAATAAGAGATTTGGTGGCGAAATTAATACTCCACCGCTAAGACTTTGCTTGAAAGATTTGCACGAATTGAAAAGTGTATATGAATCTATGGTAAATGCAGGAGGTGTAATCAAATGGAGCGTCTATACACATGTCCATATCTATGCTGGGGATTTGTCGGTGGAGCAATTAAAAAATATCTTTCTTTTCTTTTATGTATGCTATCCGTTCATCAAAAAGTATGCGAATATCTCAGAATGGGACGAAATGGTTTTCAATCTCATGCCGATTCCTACTGAAAAATATTATAATGGTGTTTTGCAATCCAAAACATTTGACGACATAAGAGAATTATTTACTAACAATTCAAAGAAAGGTTTTATCCGTCACGCAATTAACATATCATCATATTTTAAGACTAAGACTATAGAGTTTCGCACCTATCATGCTACAACAGATTTTTATATGGCGATGAATTGCGTTTACTCTACGTATAGAATGTTTTATTATGCCATAAATCATACGTTGAATGACTTTCAATTACTACATACCTACGAGGAGTTCAAAAAAGTTACCGGACTGAAATACGAAACACCTAAGGAGCTTATTCCGCTACTCTATCAAGGCAACCCATACAATGCGATAGAAACGTTTCAAACAAGACCGATAGCATTCAATTCCAAACAGGCTTCGGCTCTATATGAGGCAATGAAAGAACATGGGCACAAAGAGGTATGCATAGTAAACAGCTTTTTATATAACTATGAGTTGTTTTTCATGGATAAAATGGATGTGTCTATTTTTAGTCAAGACCCATATTGCCATTTGCTGTATTTGCTATCCAATGGAAAAATGTCGCTGACGTATAACAACAGTCTGGAATGGCTGGAGCAGTTCAACAACAAGACACCATCAAGGCAGCTTGCGTTGGCTCTGTATGCAAAGGGCTTGCAGAAGTTCTGTATGAGCCAGTCTGCAAGGAACGATGCTATTCTCGATGCGATAAAGTATAAGGCAAAAGAGTCCATTGAATACACGGAGAAGTCAAGTGAGAGGCTTATGTCGCTGCTTACTACCTGTGAATACCATCGAGGCTCTCTTCAAGAAGCAATTGATGGAAAGAAAGTCATCTATTTTAACTATGGTAAGGATAAGTTCTTAAAGAGGGCGTTCAAGCTGATACGGGAAAACAGTGATATGGAATCGGACATTCCCGTTATAAGGAATGACTATTACGAATTGGTGGAAAGGTTGCCAAAAGACACTTGGTTTTACTTCATCAGCAATAGTCCATACCTTAGTAATATGCACAAAGTTGCTATCTTCAATTCTTCAGGAGGCGAAAGGTGGTCGGCTGGTCGTTATCTTTATTGCAACAAACCTTGCATAAACAGTCAGTCAAACACTTCATACTCATCCAGTATTGATACCGTTGATGAGATAGTTCCGCCTGATGATTTGGGTATAGATAACCCGGATGCTCTAAGGATATTGAAGGTAAAACCGGGTTACTTGAAAGGATTGCAGAAGAAGTATGTCAAGAAAGTGGATTCTGTAAGTTCATCCACATATCCTTTTGTAGTCATGTACGGCAAGTACACGCTGGGTGGTTTTGGATTCACGTTACCACAACACAATGGGTATGATCTGTTTCAACTTACTGATTTTTGCACGAATAATGCAATTCCTAAACTTAGTAAGTTTATTTTGTACTGCATACAAACAAAAGAAGTACAAAGAATATTGAGCCGCTCTATGCACAAGTTAGTGGAGAAGGTTATCAGCTGTGCTTATACCCACAAACCGGTAAGTATGAAATATCGGGGTGTTTATACAAAAGTGAAAGAGCATTGCACATCATCATATCTTGCTTATAGCGGGCAACTTGGTGTGTATTCAAGCTATAAGGAAGTAATAGAAAAATACCATAAGCTATTAGAAAATGGACAACGAAAATAGATGGAAATACGATCAGGTGGCCATCAGCCTTATAGATGAGGCGGAAATGAACGCCAACGAAATGACTGGAGAGGATTTTGCCGCCCTATGCGATAATATTGGCAAATCCGGATTGAGTAGCGCCCCGTGTTGTTACAAAAAACAAGACGGAAGATTTGTGATGATAAGCGGGCATCACAGATTGAGGGCTTGTAAGAAACTGCGTTACTCCAAGATAGGCATTCTTTATTGCGATGAAGATGAGCTTACGAAAGATGAGATTATAGCAATCCAGCTTTCCCATAACTCCTTACATGGAGAAGATAACAGGAATATCTTGAAGAAATTATTTGAACAAATTCAGACCATCGAGTTCAAGAAGTTCGCCCACATCAACATTGACGAAATTACACCGGTTGATACGAACGGTATAGATATATCCGTGATGAAGGAGACTTTCACTTTCTCCATTATCCTTTACCCAAACTCGTTTGATGCACTAGACAGTCTGTTTGGGGACATAAGGGAGCAGGCGAAGAAAAGCGACATCGTATTGATTGCAGACCATGAACCTAATGAGGAGATGCTGCTTAAGTTGCAGAAAGAAATAGGAGACCAATTCAACATCAAGTCTCCTGCAATATGCTTTTCTAAGCTGCTTGATCTAGCAAAGGAACGTTTAACCGAAATACAGAAAGACAATGATTTGGGTAATAGCGAATCGTAAAGAGGAAGACGGCAGCTTTCCCACGTACAAGTATTATAAGAAAGCCTTTGCCGATGGTAAAATAGACATATTTTGTGCGGATAAGGATGATGATTTCTCTTTTCTCACGAAAGAGGATATTGCTTTTATTCGGGCAAGAGACGAGAACATCAATCAACATGTTAGAAAAGCTCAGGAAAGAATCGGATTTGCGTCCACGCTTGAATCTTCGCAGACTAACTATCTTACTCATGATAAGGAAGCTGTTAAATCCGAATTGTACAAATGTGGCATTCCGTTTCCTCTGACAGTTAGTCCCAATGATGTGGAAAGAGGTTTCGCATATTTCGTTAAACCAAAGTTTGGAGAGAATAGCGTCGGAATAGATTCAAACAGTATATGCTTTACTAAGTCGCAGGTCATAAATAAATGTCTATTTCTTCACAAACAAGGCATAGAACCGATGATAGAACGTTACATTGACGGGAGTGATATAACCACTTCTGTAATATACTCAAAGAAAGATAGCTCTTTAAAGACATACTCTGCTTTTACGAATGCCAATAACACGGATGGCATACAAACGGATGAAACAAAGCGAAATTACAGCTTCAGTGCATCTGCCTGCAAAGATGAATTACTTGACAGAATTGCGAAGAAAGTGTTTGAAGCGGTAGGTGCTAAACATTACCTTAGGATAGATTTCAGAATGTCCAACCAAGTACCATATGTGATAGATATTAATATGATTCCCGGACTTTCTCCCAATGGATATATGGCTAAGTGCATGAAAGAGCATGGCATAGAGTACAATGATTTTATACGAATGGTCGTAAACAGTGCGTTCTAACTGATAATTAAAAACAAATAGAAATAAGCAAATTCAACATTTAAAAACTGTGATATGGCACGATACAAGAAAATCCCGTATGAAAAGGTCGCTGAGGTTTATACTAAGAAAGCTGGTAATATATCATCTACGTGTACTTCTCTCGGCATAGACCGAAATACATTTACCGCATGGCGTAAAAAGTACCCTAAATTGAATCAACTACTGTCAGATGTTGATGAGAGTTTAATCGATTTTTCTGAAAGCAAATTGCTTGAACAGATTGACGCAGGCAACCTTACAGCCATCATATTCCATCTCAAGACAAAAGGCAAAAAACGTGGCTATGTGGAAAGCGTTGAGCAAAACGTGAATGTCAATCCATTTGAGAAACTGATGCAAGAATTGCCTGATGATGAGGAATGAGCCATGTACGCAAGGACATACGCTACTTAAAGTCATGGATAGAAGACTGGAATAGGTTTTGCCGTGATGTTTTGAAGGTTCGTTTAGACAGCGAGCAGCAATCTATCATATCCTCTGTCCAATACAATCCTATGACAGCTGTTGCATCAGGTACAGCTCGTGGTAAGGACTTCGTTGCAGCATGTGCTGCTATGTGTTTTATGTACCTCACTCCACGTTGGAAAGATGGCAAATTATCCAAGAATACAAAAATTGCTATGACTGCGCCAACAGCAAGGCAGGTACAGAATATTATGATGCCTGAAATCTCACGACTATTTAGAAATGCAGAATTTTTACCCGGTCGACTTCTATCTGCCGGAATAAGGACTAATTATGAAGAATGGTTCCTGACGGGGTTTAAGGCTGGTGATGACAATACTGAAGCATGGTCTGGGTTCCACGCTGTGAATACAATGTTCGTCGTTACTGAAGCATCGGGTATTTCAGAAGCAACATATAATGCTATTGAAGGTAACTTACAGGGAAATTCCCGTTTACTCATCGTGTTTAATCCCAACATAACTACGGGTTATGCCGCACGAGCCATGAAATCCAATCGATTTGCGAAGTTCCGGTTAAACTCACTCAATGCAGAGAATGTAGTCAAAAGGAAATTAGTCATTCCCGGTCAAGTAGATTATGAATGGGTAAAAGATAAAGTGATAAATTGGTGTTCTCCCATTCAGAAGGCAGATTTTAATGAAGGAGAAGGTGATTTTAAGTGGGAAGATGGTCTATACCGACCTAATGACCTTTTTCGTGTCAAGGTACTTGGAATGTTTCCAAAAGTCTCCGAAGATGTACTTATTCCGTATGAATGGATAGAGATTGCAAATGATAATTGGAATCGATTACAAGAAGAAGGTTTTACACCGTCTAAATCATGTAAGATTGGTTCTGATGTTGCTGGTATGGGTCGAGATGAAAGTGTACTTTGCCCTCGATACGGAAACTATGTCCCTAAATTTGAAGTTCACCAATCTGCTGGAAAAGCGGATCACATGCATGTCGCAGGAATGCACATCATATATCTTTCTGACAAAAAATCCAAAGCGTACATCGATACAATAGGTGAAGGAGCTGGAGTATATTCTCGACTGGAAGAACTCGGATATAGGAATGTTTATTCTTGCAAGTATTCCGAGAGTGCAAAAGGCTTGCATGACCTTACCGGACAATATGAATTTGCCAATATGCGAGCTTACTGCTATTGGTCTTTACGTGATTGGCTTAACCCTAAGAACGGTTTTGGGGCGGCTATTCCCCCTTGTGACAAACTCATGGAGGAAGCAACCGAAACACACTGGAAGTTCCAAAGCGATGGACGGATTATAATTGAACCGAAAGAAGAAATCAAGAAACGTATCAAACGTTCGCCAGACTATATGGATGCACTAGCTAATACATTTTATCCATTTGACTATGATTTTATTAGTGACGAAGAATTACTAAAAGACTTTTTATGATCGCTATAAACCTCTATCTTTGTATCGAAGACTGTCTTATTATTTATTAATAATTGAAGTTTTCATTGCTCTTATGTACGCCGGCTTGTGAAAGTCGGCGTTTTTGATATTACAATATCCAAGTTACCAAAAGTTAAACTATTGATTATGAGCAAAATAAGGCTGTAAATATTTGGTTAACTCGCTGATAATGAGTATCTTTACAATACTAAAAAACAACCCAATTAAAACATAATAGCAATGAAAGCAACAGACCTTTTCAATTATAAAAAAGAAGATTTTGAGACAATAGAATCTTTTTCAAAGAGGGTATATGAAACAGCCAAAAGATACAGAAGTTCATTACACTTTACACCGCAAGAAAGCTACCATGTGTTAGTGATTCTCTCAAAGTATTACAAAGAAAGTGTATCTGACATTCTTTCTGCAATAAGAGACATTGAATTTAGATGTGCTTCAAAAAAATACAGAATACAATGGGTAAAGTGTTTAGCTGACCATTATTTAGTGATAGATAAAAGATAAGTTTAACCAGCAGGGGGAAATCCTTGCACAATATATAAGAGCAATGAAAAAGAAAGCAGTAGAATACAGCATAACAGCAAAAAAACAAGATTTTGAAGTTGTCAAAGTTTATTCTTCTATAGACTCTGCTAATTTCGCAAGAAAGTTCTATCATGAAGATATTCTTATTTACGAAAGTGCATTCATTATATTGATGAACAAAGCCTGCAATATAACCGGGTATGCTAAAATCTCTCAAGGAGGAATATGCAGCGCATTAGCTGACAAAAGATTGATTGCCAAATATGCTATTGATACCCTCTCTACTAATGTCATATTCGTTCATAATCACCCAAGCGGTAACAAAAACCCTAGTAATGAGGATATAAAAATGACTCACTCCCTTAAAAATCTATTAGATATATTTGATATAAAATTATTAGACAGTATTATTCTAACTGAAAATGATTATCTTTCAATGAACGATGAATGCCTTATATAGTATCTCAGCTGCAACCTCACACGCAATTTTCAGATTCACTGATGAAACAATCTTTGCCATTCTCAATAGAATAACTGGATAATAACGCAAATTCACTTCCACTTGCCGTTGGTTACTTGATGATAAATCTCTCATTCCCAGCCACCTTGTTTTTGTCTTGCTTTGTCTTATTCTTTATTAACCTCTTTTCTTAAAAAAAAATAAAACTCGATCAATATTTTATTGAAAAGTGTATGAAATTCATATACTTTACTGTATATTTGCAAAAAGCGTATGAAGATGTACGCCACCCGACTTGTCGTAAACACCTGTTTGTCCGTTTAGGCGGAGGCACATCTGAAAGAAGATGCGAATAGTCTGCTGGCTACATTGCTACGCAGACTATTTTTTTGTTTAAACCTAAATGAAATGAACAGACAACAGCAAGTTTTCGTAAGGTTGAAACTTAAAGCGAAGGCGTTAGGGTTCAACGCAAAGGAATTGAAGGGTATCGCCGCCAAGATTGCCGATAACCTGAAATCCGCAGAAGATGCCTCAGAAGAGGATGTAAACGCAGAAATCGACGAGCAGATAGAAGCGGTTCTCCCTTACCTCACTTTCGGCCAGTCGCAAGCCAACCGTTTGCTTGACGAATGGAAGAAAAAACACCCCGAATCAGAAGAAGAAGATGATGATGACGACGTTGACGATGACACGTCAAAAGGCGGCTCTCGTCCAGCTGGTTCAAACAAGAAAAATCCCAACAACAAAGGAAATGAACAAGACGAAGAACCCGCATGGTTTAAGTCTTTCAGAGAGCAACAGGAAGCCCGTTTTGCAGCATTGGAAGGTGAAAAAGTTTCTAACTTGCGTAAAGCAAAACTTGAAGCCCTGCTGAAAGACACTGGAACATTCGGTTCAAGTACCTTGAAAAGCTTCTCTAAGATGAACTTTGAAAGTGATGACGATTTCGAGGAGTTCTATTCAGATGTTGAGGAAGACCTGAAGAATTACAATCAAGAGCGTGCAGATGCAGGTTTGGCAACATTGGCAACCCCTCCTGCTGCCGGAAGTAAAGGTTCGGGTAAACAAGACGAAGTATTAACCGACAAAGAAGTTGAAGATTTAGTCAACACTTTCTAAGTCAAAAAAGAAATTGTAACAATGGGTGCAACAGCAAATTTATCAAGCGAAATGGAAGTTCTCAATGCCGGAATGGATTCTGTCGTAATCCGGCATTATGTAGCTGGCATTATCGGAGGTCGTACTCTTGACGTATCAAATTATAACCTTCCGGTTATTAAAGCCGGGCACGTTGTTATTCGTGATCCGTCAACAGACACGTACAAACCTATGCCCGTAAAATCATCTGGTGATGGATACGACTCACTTCCCAGTTCTCATGAATATGTAGGAGTAGTTGTATGTACAAAACCAACTAGTGAACCATTGGTTGGTATTATGTATAGTGGCGAAGTCAATGATTTGGCGAGTCCATACCCCATAGACGACATAAAAGCGGCTATGAAAACGGCATTGCCAACTCTTGTATTCTTACACGATTAATGTAGAAAGGAGGTAAAAAATGAAAGAATCACTATTTATTGAATACATCAGAAAGATTTTCCCGAAACTTCAAACCATCATCGAGAGAATCAATGGTAAGCGAGGCAATCAGCTTACATATCTTCACAAGACAATGCTTCGCAAAGAATATTCCGCAGACCAAAAGTGGGAAAGTGCATCAGTTAACACAACTTATGTTGCGGCCGACATGGTAGCAATGGACTCACCTCTCCCTCCTAAGATGAGAGACTCCATTGCTCACGCAAATGGTACATTGCCAAAGGTCGGAATGAAAAAAATTCTTCGTGAGACTCAGATCAACACAATCAACATCATGAAAGCTCAAGGAGCTGCGTTCACTAATATAGCTAACAAGCTAACCAACGATGCGGTAGCTTGCTCTGTTGGTATCGATGAAAAGAACGAAGCAAACTTTTTAACTGCTTTATCTGATGGAGTTGTAATCGTTGAAGATGAAAACAATACAGGAACTGGATTGCGCATAAATTTCAACTATTTACCGCAAAATAGCTTTGGTGTAGAAACAGCTGGAACTATTTCTTCTGACGACATAAAGCGTGTTATTGCAAAAGCTGACGCAGATGGTAACTCAATTACAACGATAGCAATCTCGTTATCGACTTACAATAAAATGAGACAAGAACAATGGGCAAAAGAATTGGTTGCCAACTATCGAGGTCAGACATTCGACAGCAACACTAAGTTACCTGTTCCTACTGCTACATTGTTTGACGAAGCATTTGCCGATGACAACAACGGAATTACATTCTTAAAGATTGACCGTACAGTCATTTCTGAGAAAAATGGTAAACGCATTCCGTACAAACCGTGGAATGCGAACAAACTAATATTCCTTACTACACAAGAAGTTGGCGCATTGGTTTGGGGCACACTTGCAGAAGTTACTAATCCCGTAGCAGGAGTAATTTATTCCACGGTAGATGAATACAAACTTATCAGCAAGTATTCTAAAAATGATCCTTTGCAGGAATTTACAAGTGGTCAAGCATTAGTTCTCCCTGTTATTGAAAACGTAGACCAAATCTACTCTCTTGACATCTCAGAGGCTCAAACGATTGACACTACCGAAGAGGGAAAAGATTCTACCGATAAGAACATCACCATTTGGGGACAAGCTTACATAAAAGCAAACTTCGTCGCAGAGTTCAATAAAATAACCGGTAAAAACTTATCGACGACTATTTCAGACGATAAGTTAATTGCTGCTGTGAACAAATTGAATGATGCCGATGAAGCTAAGCTCAAAAAAGCTGTTGAATCATATAAAACAACAAATGGAGATAGTTAAGCCATGAAGACAATTCAGCAAGCTCTTATAGACGAAATACATTACCCTATTCCAGAAGGTTTTGTAGAGAATGTGATGATAAAACGCAAACTCAATCCAGTTGGTGATTGCGATTCAGATACAATGAACTCAAAGGAGTATATGGGAGCTTTGGCTGATTGTCTTTGGTCTTTAGTTCAGGCTATCAATTTTTCTGAAGCAGACAAGTCTTTCGGTTCTTTATCAGATAAAGACAAAGAACGTATTCTGTTACGTGTTAACTCAATCTATAATGCCATTGGTGAACCTTCGGTAGAGTTGGAGGCAAAGCCAATGGTATATATAGGTGACTGCCTTTTGTAATATGTCAGTAATAAGACTATATCCACACAGATTGCAGTACCTCGTATCAAAAGATGGTTACGAGGATAGCAATGGTGATTATCATGAAGGAGAAACTAACTGGGAAGGCTGTATTGAATGCGACGCAGTTCCTGCTGGTAAAGCCTCTGAAAAAGAGTTTGACGATGGTATTGTAAGAAGCTATTCATATACAGTTTATCTACGTGCAAATTGTCGAACATTCATGATCGGTGACAGGATTAAGATACATCTGCTTGAAGGAATTGAAAGGGAGTTTAGTGTGAAAGGTTTCCATCGCTACCAGAAACAATGTAAACTATGGGTATAAGAATGACCACCAAGCTAAGCGAAGTGCATGACATGCTCATGAGAGAAGCAGAGCGTGTCGAGTGTCTTACTATTCGTGCTTTATCCAAACTTGGCGAACAATGCGTTACAAAAATTCGTGATAGAGCAGGTGATAAAAGTTGGTACGACCAAACAGGCAACTTGCGTAGTTCGGTTGGATATGTGATTGCTCATAATAAGAACATCATTCAATACTCAACTTTCAACCAAGTGAATCAAGGTTCAGAAGGTGTAAAAACAGGTAAAGACTTAGCGAAAGAACTTGCTAAAAGATATTCTAATAACTATGTACTTATCGTAGTCGCCGGAATGAACTATGCTGAATTTGTAGAAGCGATGGATAATAAAGACGTACTTGCATCAACCGAACTTTGGGCAAGAGAACAAGTTCCATTGATGCTTGAAAAACTTAAAAGACAGATTGCGAAATAATGAAATCCGATATTGAAATAGCTAAGTTCGTTTATCACAAAATTAAAGGTACAGAACTCGAACGTAATGTCTCCGGTAAATTGAGTGACAGAGGAAGGCCCAACAAATCTGATAAAGAAGATATAGTCATATCTGTTCTTGCAAATGAAGGTTGCGGGCAAATACAACGAGCCTATGTGAATGTCAATATATATGTCAAAGACTTATGGGACTCTGAAACCAAAACATGGGAAAAAGATTCAATCCGAATTCGTGAATTATGCGAACTATCGAAGTTTTTATTCTCTATACGAAAAGACGAATATCATACGGTTCCATCACAATGCAGTCAAAAAACTGATTCAACAGGAGTTTCATTTGAAGACGGACATACAGAGCATTTCATTAATAACAAACTGTACATAGAGATAAATAACGAATAAATTTTTAATATAAATTAGGTATATCATGGCAGTAATAGGATGGGGTAAGCCCCGTGTATTTATAAAAGATTTGGATGCTTCTGCTCCTAAATGGGAGGAATTACCTACCCCTGTGGAAGGTTCTACACAGTTGACAACAACAAAAGGAGATAAACAAGAAGCAAAAATCGAAGGAGGCGAAAATGAGGATGTAAAGTATGGAAAGAATACCTATGCTTTGGCATTGAACATTCGTGCCGCAAAAGGACGTAAGCGTCCTGTAAGTGATAGCGATGGTGTTGTTGCACACAATTATGCCGTTGTTGTTCAACCGGAAGACCCAGAAGTTCAAGGCTTCTGCATGGAGAAAACGACAGTTTCCGTTGAAGACACTTTTACTTCTGCTGACGGTGGTGTTTGGGCATACACTTTTGATGCTTTGAAAGCAGCCGCCGATAAAAAACAAATTCAGTGGGGTAAAATCATCGTGACGGAATCCGGTGGAAACATCAGTAAAATTGAATGCGATCCTGAAGATGAGTCTGGAGACGGTGATAAATTCGAAGTAGCTCCTAATCCAAGTGTTGGTGGATAATTCAATAGGTTGTAGATAGAGCCAAACGTGGGGGCTTCGTACCCACGTGTTCTGCGTATCTAGTGTAACGGTAGCACATATACACTCCATGTATAAAGTTGTGGTTCGACCCCACAGTTGCGCTCAATATAATTTATTTTGCATGGACAAAGAAGGGAAAATAATAGAAATGGATATTGCAGATACTATCATGGAAAGACCTTATGAGTTCCATATAGGAGAAATGCAATTCTACTTATACCCTGCCACATTGGGTAAAATATACCTTTTATCACGTCTTACCGAAAATTTAGAAATAAATAAAGACTTCCTTTCTATAAATCCATATATGGAAGCATTACGATTATGCGATTCCAAAAGAGATATTATATGCAAAATATTGTCTTACCATACATTCGATAAAAAGGAAGAATTATTCAATAGCCACCTAATAAATGAAAGACGAAAGCTATTTGAAGACAACCTATCGAATGAAGAACTTGCTCAACTATTCATAATAGTGTTATCAAAGGATAACATTGACCAGTTTATTCAACACTTTAAGATTGATATTGAGAAAAAAGAACAAGAAAAAATATCAAGAATCAAGAAAAAGAAGTGTAACACTATAACCTTTGGAGGTAAAAGTATTTATGGAACTTTGATAGATATAGCCTGCGAACGCTATGGCTGGACTATGGACTATGTTGTATGGGGTATTAGTTATGCCAACCTGCATATGTTACTTAATGATTACATAACATCTATATACCTTACAGACGACGAGATAAAGAAATATCATATATCTACGGACCGAACATTTATAAACGGGGACGATCCTAAAAATATGGATAAAATAAAAGGCATGAAGTGGGACTAAAAATAATATTAATCCCCTTATCCATATCCAACGTTATTAAGCATTCTTCTATAAATTTATTTTAATGCATCCTATTAATAATGTTCCACAATGTACACTGTTTTCTTATAAAGGGATAGTATCAATATGAATGATTTCACCATTTGTACCAATATCTATCGTCCAACATATCACGTCATTATAATTAGTCCATGCCCCAATAGATGGCACTTGAATTGTGGCATTTTCAAGTATTTGATAATAAACCTTTTCTCCAATATATATATAAAAGAAATTCAGAGGATATTGTTTTGCGCTTCCTTTTGTAGCAGATTTTATTCCAGAATTATATGTATTAAATGACATTGTAATATTACCAAAATATGGAGCATTAAATGTATATGATTTTCCGCTCAAAGTATTGTTTTTAGTAGATGGAGTCTTTTTGACTTTTGTAAACGATATACTTTTTGTTTTTTTATTTCCATATAAATCTTTATAGTCGATATTCACTTTAAGCAAATCATCTGATACTTCTTCAACTGTATAAATTGTTGTCCTATTAAAATAGGAATTTTGACATGATACTATATTTTTGGATTGAGTATAATCACCGCTATCTATAAACTCATCTGCAATATATGCCGAATAGAATCCATCATTTCCAAATGACACTACATAATTTTCACTTTCCCAAACACCTATAATTAGTGATTTCGTATCATCACTCGTCGATCCGGGTTCTCCGTCCTCCGTTCGTGCACATGATTGTAAAATAATAATTGATAATAGAATCAATATATATAAAAATAATTTCTTCATATCTTTATTTTTTTATTTATCAGCACATTTTTTCGCCAAATCAAGACCCTCTTTAAGACCATCGGCATAATTAAAAATATCATCGATAGTCTCAATGTCAATCCATTCATTCGTCTTGTAGTTATCCTTTGGCAAGCATATTTTTTTACTCCGTTTCCCTATATAAATGCGGCAAATCCACCACCATGTACTACCATCTATGTTCACGGAAAAATAAGTCTTGTAGTCGTTATATTGAATACGAGATACATCTACATACTGCCTCAATATACTGCGCACAATGTTATAGGCATCTATCTCCTCTTGTGTAGTAACTATACCTTTTTCTCGGTCTTGAAATACTACACCATCGGGAAGTTTTTCTTCATTCATTTCGTTTGGCTGTTGATTTTCATTCTCAACCTCCTGTGGTATCTGTTTTTCCTCCTTATTCTCATTCTTCATAGCCACATTTAAACGGTCGGATATAATATCGTTAATCACCGAAGCAATGGATTTCTTAACAATAGGTCTATATTGGTCCACAAGTTTTGCCGTATATTTCCCATCATTAAGATTACGGACAAAATAACGTGTAAATTCATCGTCTGGCATTTGGAAATTACGATTAAGCATTTCTTTTACTTGTATCGTGATTTGTAACTCTTGTGCCGTACTCAATATATCTTGCTCATTATAATAAGACTTATGAAACTTTTTTAGTTGCTCAATATCGTTGTCCGATAAGTCGAGCATATTCACCACAAGGAACGGCTTTTCGTCCATTATGTTCACCTTTTCTAAATCTGTATAAAAGCGATATTCTATTCCATTCGTCAAGACCCCAAACCTAGCCTTTGAAGCGACAAAATATCTTTGTAACTGAGTGTCATGTAAATTCAAGTTTTGTTTACAATGCTTGCATTCTATAAGTAATATAGGATTTTCGTCCTTCATTATGGCATAGTCTATTTTTTCGCCTTTCCTCTTAACTAAGTCACAATCCATTTCTGGTACAACCTCAAAGGGATTGAATACATCATATCCCAATGCTGCTATCACAGGCATTACAAAAGAGGTTTTTGTCGCTTCTTCCGTTGCTATGCTATCCTTCTGTTTAGCAATTTTCTCTACAATCTGTTGAATTGTATCTTTGAAATCCATATCTTATGCTGTTAAGATTGTTTCGTCAAAAGTATAATACAATAATCATTTATTAAAATATTTATACCCACACATTAGTTAAACTTTATTAACTCTATTCTATTTTATCAAAAGTATATGAATTTCATACACTTTTGTATATTTGCAAATGATGTGATGTTACATCTACCCCTTTTAATCGAAAAGACTCATGGCCGGACTTCATTTTGATATAACAGGCGACAATTCTAATTTTCTTCGTAAACTACGAGAAGTAGAAACCGGAGTAACCAATACTTCTAAGGAAATAGAAAAAAATGGATTGGGCATAGAAGATATGTTCAACAAAATGACGAAAGCAGCTGCAGCTTTTGGGGCTGGCTTTACAGCAAAAGAACTTATCCAAAATATTATACAAGTAAGAGGTGAATTTCAACAATTAGAGGTTGCCTTTACCACTATGCTTGGAAGTAGTGAAAAGGCAAACGTCCTTATGGCTCAGCTCACAGAAACAGCCGCCAAAACTCCATTCGATTTACAAGGTGTTGCCAATGGAGCTCGTCAATTACTGGCTTACGGTACTTCTGCCGAAGATGTTAACGAGACTCTTATACGATTAGGGAACATTGCAGCCGGACTTTCACAACCTTTGGGAGACTTAGTATATCTCTATGGTACAACTATGACACAAGGTCGACTTTATACACAGGACCTAAACCAATTCACTGGACGAGGTATTCCAATGATAAAAGAACTTGCCAAAGAATTTGGAGTAGCTGAAAGTGAAATCAAAGGAATGGTAGAAGCTGGTATGATAGGGTTTCCAGAGGTTCAGAAAGTCATACAGAACCTTACCAACGAGGGTGGTATGTTCTTTAACTTAATGCAAGAACAAAGCAAAACCATTACCGGACAGATTTCTAACATAGGAGATAGTTTCTCGATGATGTTGAACGACATCGGCAAAGCGAATGAAGGTATTATCAATGATGCATTATCCAGCGTTTCTTATTTGATAGAAAACTATGAAAAAGTAGGAAAAATACTAATTGAATTGGTCGGTACATACGGAGCATACAGAACTGCGCTCATTACTATTTCCGCCATTGAGAATTTGCGCTATCAAGCCACTCTTGCTCACATGGCAGGATTGACAAAGATGCAAGCTATTATTACCGTCCTGAAAACGAAAACGGATGCTCTAAATGTAGCAATGGCAAAAAATCCATATGTTGCAGTAGCAGCGGCAGTAGCAGCACTAGGTTTGGGCATTTATAAATTAGTCACTTATCAAACAGAAGCAGAAAAGGCACTGGAAAGGCTGGATGCTGCGGGAAAGGAATCTGAGAAAGCAGCCTTATCTGAGCAAAGGGAACTTGCTAAGCTCAATGGAGAATTGTCTTCATTAAAAGAAGGTACAGATGAATATAATACCGTCAAAGAAAAAATTGTTGCAGGATATAGCAAGTATTATGATGGACTCGAAGAAGAAATAAATAAGGTTGGACTCACGGAAGAAGCTTATAAAAAACTCACAAAAGCAATCACAGATTCTTACGGGGCAAGACAATACCAGCAATTCAAGTCGCAGCAGGAAGATTGGTTGGACAACATAATGTCCGATAATCTCGGAAAGATACAAGACCGCCTATATAGCGAGTTAGGAGATAAAGAAGGTGCAAAACTCTATTCAGAAATCTACCATGCCATATTGGAACGAAGAGATTTGGATGCTGCGATCCAAGACAAACTAAATGAAATACAAGGCAAAGGTACGATTTTTGCGGATTCACGTATTGATACATATATCTCCAATATCCGAGAAGCGCAAAAAATAACAGAGGATTTAGATGGAAAAGCCCGTGAAAAGTTTGGCGTTACAAGTATAAATACCTCTCAACAGACAGCAAATGAGCCATTTTCCACCGAAGGTAAATCCATCTCCCAACTTGAAGAAGAAATCAAGAAGGCTGAAACCTCACTTGCATCATTAAAAAAGGCTCTTGCAGACGGCAGCGGAACAAAAGAAGCAGTGGATCAACAAGAAGCTTATATCAAGTCGCTTCAAGACACTATACTTGAACGTGAGAAAGATTTGAGAGTAATCAATGAAGTCAAAACACAAATCTCAAAATTAGAGAAAGAGCAGGGAGAAACCGTAAGCGGAAGCAAGGAATACAATGCGTTACAATCACGAATTGACGCACTCCGTGCAAAGCTGCCTAAAACCAAATCTGATAAAGCGGCTGAAGATAAGCAAGCAAAAGAGCAAAAAGAGGCCGAGCAGAAACTTGTTGATGAACTTCTTGAGCTTCGTAAAAAAAATCAAGAGAAAGAAATCTCCCTCTGGGAAGAAGGTAAAGATAAGAAATTGAAGCAAATTAACTACTATTATGAAGAACAGAAAAAAGAAATTAAAAAGAAAGAGAAAGAGCTGGCCGAGTTAAACAAAGTAGCTAAGATTGAACCCTCCAAGCTTAATGAGAATGGACTAACAACTGAACAACAGGAAAATATTGATACCGCAAATAGGTTAAATGAAAAGAATAAGAATAAACAGACCAAAGAAATTCTCGATGATGAAATTAACGCAATGAACGATTATCTTGCCGCTTACGGGAACTATTATGAAAAGCGTAATGCTATTATTGAGCAAGGCGAATCTCGTAAGGTAGGCAAAAACGAATGGGAACAGAAGTCTATTGACGAAGAAACAAAAAGGGCACTATCTGATTTGGATATAGAGGCGAATAAATCTACGTCTGCCATAAGTAAATTGTTTGACGATATGCGTCAACACACAGTTGCAGATATGCGTCTCATTGCTAATGAAGCTGAACGAGCATTCCAATTCTTGCAATCAGGCGAATGGGACGAAAACAAAGGTCTTGAATTTGGTATGACAAAAGAGACCTTCGACACATTGCGTAAATCTCCCGAAGAATTAGAACGAATTAGAAAAGGTATAGATAATGTCCGTAATTCCGCAGATCAATCTGAAACGGGGTTTAACAAACTAGCTAATGGTCTTAAAAAAGTATTCGATGCCGGTTCAAATACAAAAAAATTGCAAGATGGACTTGAAGAAATAAGAAGTGGATTAAGTGAGGTATTAAGTGTAGCCCAATTCCTTTCCGACACATTTTCAAATCTCGGAGAGGCTTTCGGATCTGATACACTGTCAGGCATTGCCGAAGGTATCAATGTGGCTATGGACGGCCTCAATTCAGCCATGCAAGGAGCAGAGGCAGGTGCTAAGCTCGGACTTGGTCCGATAGGTTCTGCTGCTGGTGCTGCCATCGGTCTTGTCTCCTCTCTTGCTTCCTCTATCGCAAAAATCCACGACGCAAAAAATGAAAAACGGATTCAGAAATTACAAGATCAGGTAGATACACTTGACCGTTCGTATGAAAAGTTAGGCAAGTCCATTGAAGCTGCTTACGGAAAGAGTGCTTCCAGCTTGATTGAAGACCAAAATAAATTGCTAGAACAACAAAAAGTACTTATTCAAAATCAAATTAAAGAAGAACAAGATAAAAAGAATACAGATAGCGACAGAATAAAAGAATGGGAAAATCAAATTGACGAAATAAACAATCTCATTTCTGATAACAAAGAAAAAGCTATCGATGTCATATTTGGTGAAGACCTAAAAAGTGCTATTGACAACTTTGCAGAAGCTTATGCAGATGCATGGGCTTCTGGCGAGAATAGGGCTAAATCTGCAAAAGATGTTGTAAAGCAGATGATGCAACAAATGGTAACAGAGAGCATTAAGGCAGCAATTAAATCCTCAAATAAAATGGAGGAAATACGCACTAAGTTGCAACAATTTTATGCCGACAACGTGCTTTCTCAATGGGAACAAGATTACATCAACAACATGGCTGAACAGCTTCAACAAGAAATAGATGCTCAATTCGGTTGGGCTGATAGTCTCATGGGAGAAAGTTCTACCACCGAACAAAAGTCGACAGCCGAAGGTTTTGAAACCATGTCACAAGATACAGCAACGGAATTAAACGGCCGGTTTACAGCGTTGCAGCTTTCTGGTGAAGAAATCAAAAATCAAATGATTTCAGCCGTAATCTCTCTAAATTCTCTTTTATCTGTATCAACTAATAGCAATTCTATACTAAATAACATTCTTAATCAACATGTGATTACGAATAGCTACTTAGAAGACATTGCAAAATATACGAAATTATTAATTGATATAAAATCCGATATAGCACAAGTCAATAGGAATACTAAAGATTTATAGATATGAATACAGTAAAAGAAATAATGATGGCTGCTTTACAAAAAGGAGCTTGCGATAAGTCTTATGGTGTTAGTGACTGGAAAACTCTAGTATGGTTGTTCTTTACACCACAAGGCATAGAGTTTTGTGAGAAGAACAACTTCCCTCCTATTGAAACGTTCCGTGAGATGAGTAATGATATTGCTAATTATTGCGTGTTTGTTGACACTAAAAATGTAAAAAGAAGTAATGATACCAATATTGCTTTAATAGGCAATACCAATGCGGAACTAGTATTTGACGATAATACTAGAGTTCACAAAGTTATACTCATGCATGGAGCCAGAGCTATAATAGTTGCCCGTAATTACGCAGTTATTAGACTTATAAACATACGAAATTGTCCTGTAGAAATCAATAAAGACAAAACTTCAGTTATACTTAAATAAAATGGCATCGGGAGAGTTTTACATAAATGGGAAAGACTGCTATACAACTTGGGGTATAAGTATGGATACATCATCTCTTTCCTACTTAATGACACCGTCACCTTTAAAAGAGTTCATCGAAAACAAGTCTCGATTAGAAAATGGCAAACGAGTCCTGTCCTCTAATCCTAAAATCGATGAACGAAATATCACTTTAACTTTTAACCTGACGGCAAAAACGGAAGAAGAATTCTTTTCAAGATACAACAGCTTTTGTGAAGAATTGGCAACAGGCATAATAAATATAAAAACAAAGTATCAACCAAATATTACTTACAAAACAATCTATATTTCATGCAATCAATTTACGCAATTCATGAGAGGAATAGCACGATTTTCTCTAAAACTTGTCGAATATAATCCAGCAGATAGAAATTCATAAAAAAGAGCATGTTTTTCATACACTTTTATTATCTTTGACTGAAATCGTATGAAGATATACGAAACCATCATGATAGACATTAAAAACATACAAGGAGATACTATTTTATCAGTTCCTATAACAGAAGAATGTGTTCATGTAGAAGAATTGATGAAATCCGATTATGTAGAATTGTCGTGGAACTCGGACCAAAATGAAGAGATTCCGGTAGGGGCTTATATCATACTCGATGGTGAGAAATATTCTCTTTTGGATCCATATAATCCAGAACAAAAGAACGAGGTCGAATTTCAATACAAACCACAATTTCATTCGAAATTTATATCATGGGGTAAAGTGCCTTTTTTCATGTATTCTTATGATGAGAATAACGAGATAACTAATCGGGAGCCGGATTGGTCTCTTACCGATAACCCGGCCAATTTCATGAGTGTTATTTGTAAGTCTATCGAGAACGAAACCGGGGATACATGGACTTACGCCGTCGATTCTTCTCTTAACGCTTCCACTTCTTTGTCTTTCCAATCAATCGACATATTGTCTGCCTTGAACAGTATAGCATCTGCGTTTGATACAGAATGGTGGGTTGAGAAAGATTCCATGATTATTCATCTGTCGAAATCCGAACATGGAGCTGTTGTTTCTCTCGAAGTTGGTGAAAACATCAATACACCTTCGGTCACGGAGGGAAAAGATGGGTATTATACCCGATTTTACGCATTCGGGTCAACTCGAAACATCGTACAGGAATACAAAGGTGCTAATGTCAACAATTTGGTCAACAAACGGCTGACTCTTGACCCTAAAAAATATCCGAACGGATATAAAGATATAAGGCCAAACCTTCAACAGGGAGAGATATTTAGCAAAATCCTACTGTTCGATGATATATACCCTTCATCGGAACTCTCCATATCAGATGTCAGATTCCGCCTTATGTGGCGTATAGACTCGGAAACGAATGATAAAATACAGATAGGCACAGATGAAAATGGAGACCCTATATACGACCAATATGCGATATGGTATTTTCAAATACCGGAATTTAACTTCGACAATTCCCCTTATGACGAAGAAAAAAATCCGAATGGTATGCGTATACCAAATAAGGAACCTTCGGTACATTTCCAATCGGGGGCTTTGCAAGGTATGGAATTTGAGCTTATATACCATGATGAGAGTAAAACAATAACGAGTGATGACGGCATAAGCTTCGAAGTCAAAAAAGGAGATTTCGAGATTAAATATAAAGAGGAAGAAGGTAGCTATATTATCCCTGCTATTACGGGACTTATACCGTCGGAAAATGACGATATTATCCTATTCAACGTCAAAATGCCGGAAGAATATACAGATTCGGCGTACATACGTCTAGAAACGGCTATGAACGAAGAAATAGAACGGCTTTCTTCCGACCAAAACAATTACCAGTTTTCATCTAATCCTGTGGTGTTCAATGAAAACAATCCTGATTTATCCATAGGAAGAAAAGTCGAATACATAAACACAGGATATTCATATGTTACTCGTGTTATAAGCCTTACAACCAAACTCGACTATCCTTGCGAACAGACTATTACCATCGGGAACAACCTAATAAAAGGGAATACGCAAGAACTGAAAGAAGAGGTTGCATCTGCTAATAAGAATATCGACTTGATTTCTGCCATCAATGATATGACGGCTTCCCTGCAACAATCGTATCAACGGACTGTAAAACAAATGCAGGAAGGATTTGCCCGTATTAACGATATGTGGAAATTCGACACAGAGTTGGAAAATACGATATACTCGAAATTTAATGTGTATTCACAGGGTGGAATATCCGCTCTTGGTGTATGGCGTGGAGAAGGGGGTGGCGGTGGCGGAGGAGGGCTCATCAAGCTCGTTCATGGGTTCGACGATCTGGGCGGCGCATTCGACAACGCCACCCTTACCGATACCTTCAACGCCTACACCATCAACGAGATTTGGAAACTCGCCAACGCCGGCGCATCTACGATAGGTACAGGCAATGTGGTGACGGCGGTCAGCAAGACAGCCCTCGGTATCGTTGTCACCAAAGGCATCACCCTGTACGATTGGGTGCAGCAGCCGAACAAGCCAACTTATTCGCTCTCGGAGATAAACAACGTGAGCGGTACATATACGGGGCTGGCAGTCGGGCGTTCGGTCGAATCGGACAATGCGAAAAAGTTGAACGGGCTTGACAACGGGGCTTTCCTGTATAAAAGGGGCGGCATGTATGAGACAGCCACCGGAAACGGGTGGCTGATTCGCACGAAAGTCGAGGAGGCCGAGGCGGCTATGTTGACGTTGCATTTGATTGGAAATGGATATTATAGCCGACGAATTATCAATACGATCGTACAGGCGTACAATTATGCCCCGAATGATGTCGAGTTTACGGCTACGGCCGGTACGCATTTCGGTGACGATTTGGGTGACGTGAAGGTGTTCTTGTACGGGGGACACGTGTGTTTTTGGGTTTCGGCCAAGACGGATTACCAGACCTGCTCCATATTCGTCTATAACACATACGGGGCATTGAACGGGACTTGCGAGAACTGTGTGGATAGCATATCGTTGTCTCCCATGCCGGCAGTCGGCGTAAGCAAGCTGACCGTGGTTACCCCGTCTGTCGCCTTGACGGATAACGATTCCATCGCAGCTGACAGGCTCAAGAACTATCGCCTGTTTTGGGGAAATCCGTTTGACGGAACGAACGATGTGTCCGGAAGACTGTCTGGAGTTCGGGGTATAACGATGGATGGAGACATCGATGGAGCGAATGTAATCAGGGCTACGAGTATAAACCTTTCGACCGGGAGTAAGTCTGTCTCCATCTCCGCCGGAAGGATTGTAGCGACGAATAACATAAGGTCAAAGGAGAGTGTCACGTCGGACGGTATCATAACCGCCAAAGGGGATATATCGTCGCAAGGCAATATCTCGGCACAAGGCTCGGTCACTGCTCTAACGACTTCGGACATGCGTTTGAAGCGAGATTTCGACTATACCCGAAGTTATACCGACAGGCTCTTGGCTATGGGCAGGGTATGCGATTTCCGATACACCGAAAAAGCACGGAAGCGTAACAAGGGCGGCGTGGACGATAACACCCATACGGGATTGATATACCAAGAGGCCGGGAAGGTATTGCCATCGATGGCTTACGAGACGGAGGACGGTTACGGCGCCCTTAATTACCTTTCACCCGACTATATCAACACGATTGCCGGTGCAACGCAGGAGACCGCCCGTCTGGTTAAAGCCCTTAAAAAAGAGGTGGAACGATTGAAAAAGGAATTGTCCGAATTAAAAGAGAAAGGAGGAAAGTGAGCGTATGGCCATCGATAAAAACAAGATAGCAGCCCCGGTAGCGATAACCGACCCGTATAACCTGCTGGGAATATACCCGAAGAACGGGGTATGGGACGTGGCCGACATTGTTGCCCTCGAACGCCCCCTGTTGCAGGGTGGCCGTCCGGGACGTATCAACAAATGGAGCCGTCATAAACCCGTGCGCTATCCGCAGGCTGCGCCGCTATCCGACAACTATCCCCAACAGGCCGGCGGGGTCACGACATATATCGACCAGTGGGAAGGGAGCGACACCGACAAAAATCAGGGCATACGCTATGGGCTGAAAGCCACGATACCGCACGGAACGAATATCGTCGCTATCCATGACACCTCCTTCGACTATGTGGCCTATCCCCACCCGGGTACGGATTTTTGTCGCCTGAGCGATTTCGACGGCTACGACCATAACGCAAAACCCAATCTTACCGGAAGCAAAATTGATGAAATCAGTGCGGACGTGCCGTATCTTTTTGTCGACATCAACTATTACGACACTTCGGTGAATCCCACCGGCGTACCCGTCGAATCGTGGCTGTCGCTGGCCTCCGACAAGAGTATCGGCGATTATTACCCGGCTATTTTGGTAACCGATGGAAATGGAAGCAGTTTTGCCCGATTGCTGACAAATACCTCGACAAATACCGTAACCACCTTGCGGATGGGCAATGTGTGGTACTCTGCTTTCAAGGTGAAGTTTTTCAGTGACGGCGTCATCGTCAGGCCTCCTGCAGGGCAAAGCGACACATTCCCCGGAAAGG